ACTGTCCAAGCCATCCAATCTGGCATACCTGCACGCTTACAAGCCTGGTAGATTCCATCTTCAATCCAACCAGTAAAGTGTTCTAGTGTACTCAATATAGAATTCAATCCTATATATTGATTTATCCATCTTTTAACATTCGAAGGGAGTTTACTATAACCTTTTCGAATAGCTGTAACTGAAAAAGACCACTTTCCTCTGTCCATTTTAGCAGCTTGGATATCCTCTTGCGAAACAGTATCTTTATCAAATTCTAATATACGTCCGTTATCTACGTAGATATGTTTTCCTTCACCATTAGTTGCCGTAGAACGTTTTGAAACTTGAGTTGCTTTATCCGAAACTGAGTATGTAGAAGCAAAAGCAGTTACAGATGGGAGAGCAACAGTACTTAATGTTAAAAAGCAACTTAAAACAATTGCTGTTTTTGTTAAAATCTTATTTTTCATTTTATTTTCTCCTCGAAATATACATTTTTATCATAACTATCCTAATAAACTGACACTTTGCCCTAAAGAGTCTATTTTGAAACTAAGTAGACATAACTAAATTTTATTTAAACCACCAAGTCACTAAATAAAATAAACTAAAAAAGTTCATATTGTAATCTCCTTTCACGTTTTAATTAATTATAAATTATTCTTAAATAAACTCAAAGGACATCAATGTCCTTAAAATCTAACTATTTCATATTATTTTTAGCTTATATCTAAAAAAACAGTTCTAAAGACGAACTTTAGAGCTGTTTTGATACGAGAATAAGGACATTTTTGTCATTACTTCGCTATGTTTATAAATATTCTTACCCTATTGTAAAACGAAGGACACATAAAAAGGTGCCTATTTGATGTACTCTGATTGCAAAATACCACAAAGTAAATTTAACATAATCTCCAATCATTCGTATAAACAATTGTGTGAAACTAATCCGAGAAAAATCAATCACTAGTTGTCAGAGACTTTTTTAAGGATTATTATTTATTACTCGCAGATGGTAAACACGGATTATTCCTACTACTATGAGAATAACTAAGTAAGACTGATTACAGAATTATTTCTTTAAATTATTCGTTTCCTTCTTTATAAAACGGATATGTAACTATTATACCCAAAGTACTAATTATAATTTTAAAGATTGCACCTAAAATATTTAAAGTTGATAAATCAAGTATTCCGTGTATTAGGTATAGTAGACAGAAAAAGAATGGAAGGTATTTTTTTAATTTTTTTTGGCTATTTTCCAGATTGGCCATGTCGCCATGACTTAAAGCTGTTGGAATCCCTAAGACGTCAGCGACCTCATCATCAAATTGCCGACGAAGTTTCTTCAACTCATCAACAGAAATATTTGAAGTTCCTGTTGTATTCGTATGCTCGGAATATTCCATTCCATCCTGAGCTGGAACAATGGCAATCGTCTTGGTGCTAAATGATTTAAAAAGACCATCAGCATATGATTGGAGTTTATCACGCATCTGCTTATCAAAACTCCCATTGTTTTTGGTTTTCAGAGTTCCTCTGATTTGATTATTCCTAGCCAAGGCCTCGACCAAACGAGTATGCAACTTCTCGTAATCAGCAAATAAGTCAGAGATATAATCTTGCAGTCGATTATTATTGTACTGTAAGAAAATGACTTCACTCATCCGAAACCGCTTCTCAAAGGTGAAACCTCTACAAGTCACATACTCAAACACATCATCATAAACAGCATATTTAGTCCGTGTATAAGAGTCAGCAACAAGCAACTGGTCATCAGTTGTAAGAAAGATTAGGACCTCATTATTAGTGATCAACCGATAGACGACCTTTTGCCAAAAATCTGATGCAGATTCGTTCTTGTTAGGCCTTACATTTAGCAAGTAGTCCCAATCAGAAGACTTAACCTTGCCATTTTCTTGATACTTAAATGCTGACTTAGCAAAAATCCGAGCGATGAACTCGGCTGACTTATCAATCGCTAAGCTTTTGAGTTGCAGATTTCCAAACATCCGCTCAAGATCCTCAAACTCAAAACCAACCTCTGGTACTTCACGCTTAAATAAATTCAGTAACCCCAATGCACTTCCTCCTTTCTTTCATTTTCTGCCGACCACCCACCCAAAATTTATGCTTAAATTAAAAATCCCAGCTATCGAGCATGTCAAGGAACTCCCCAACATTCGACTCTTGAACCAGCTCCCGCTTGTAGAGAGCAGCTATCAAAGCATGGAACCCATCCGTCTTTCTTCTAACAGGTTCTTTCTTCAAGAAACGCTTATTGCCATCCTTATCCTCTTTGACGTAGGTATTATCCGTATACCAAATCATAGAGTTGTCACCCTCAAAGATAAACCTCTCATTTGCAAATCCATCTTCGATAATTGGCGCAACCTTGGATTGAATCGCCCCTGGATTTCTCAAAAACTCATATTCAAACCCAACCTCTTCCAAAAGCGGTTTTAACAAATCCATTCTAAAACCATCGGCACATACAAGCTCAATCTGATAAAAATTTCTCCATTCTTCCAGCTTGGCTATCAAAAGTCTAGGATCAATACTCGGACCATCAACGATTGTAAACAAGCCTTTGTCTGCCCATTCTTCAATAGGGGCTTTTAGTTTGAAAGCTTTCAAAAACGCTTTACGAGCAAATGAATGTTGCTTCCAGATAAATTCATCCCCATTCTTAAATAGCAATCCCACACTCGCAAAGTCTCGAATACTGGCATAGTCAAAACCTGCAACACATGAGCGCCCCTTTAAGTCGATACCAGGAGACCGTAGACAAGCTAGTAACTTATCCCGAGAGGTGACATCTTTCTCAAGGTCAGCTTCAGGAAGATTCATCCGTTTTGTCATGAACTCCTGACGGCCAGATGGCTCCAACTCAAGGTCATCATAGTCAGCCTTGGTTCTAGCAAGCAACCTTTTAGCGTAAGGAGTGCTTTCATCCAACATCGGATTTGCCTTTGGCCAGTTCTTCATGTCATCCGCCTCATCTGCACTATCAAGCTTGCAGATAAAGGGGAATAGCCTGAAATCATCAACATCTCCATTCAAGATTTGCATAGACTTCTCTATCAGCTTGTCGTAAAATCCCTCACGCACATATCCATTCGTACCATTGTAGAAAGTCCGAGCATGAGCAATCTTACCAAGACCAGACCTTTGAATCTTCACAGCCTTATCATCTTCAAACTGGTGAATCTCATCAAACTCTAGACAGCCATCACGAGCAGAGTCCATAGTTTTTGGATTGTTCGTCCGAAAAGAAAAGACCGAGTTGTTCGCTCGACCTGTAATAGACATTTTAGTTAGATAGAAATGGTCCTCAAGACCTCGCCTTTGAATAGTCTCATAGACCTCCTCAAACGAAACCTTACCTTGTTTCTCAGAGTTAGCAGTGATGGTCACATCATAATCTCTGATAGGGTAGATAGGACTTATAAAAAATGAAGATCTAGCAGACATGAAACCATTCTTACCGCCACCACGAGCAAGAGTATATAGATACTCGTCAAAGTGTGGCTCCCCGTCCTCTTTCCTAAAAAGAAAAATAAACGGAGTCAAGAAAAGTTGGTACTTCGCCAAAGGGAAAAAATTCTTTTCCGCAAAACGAATGAACTTGTCAATTAATTCATTATCAAAATATAGATCATCACGAGGATAGATTTTCTCCTTAATGATTTTAAACAGCAACTTTCTTTCCTTGTTGACGACAATTTCCCCACATTCAGCCATTTTGATATAATCATCTACCAACGGATGAGAAATCATAAGAGATCACTTCCAGACGTAGGTTTCTCAACAGGCGAGTTTTCCACCTCAAAATCAAACGACCGCTCAATAGCCAAAAGCTGATTGCTTGTTGTGTTGATTTCCTTGATGAGAGAATTCGCTTTTTGGAATCTTTGTTGACCATTATGAACAGTGATGACCAATCCGTCTTCATGAAGCTTAGCTTTCAGCTCATAGAGAAGTTTGACAAGATAGATATAGCGATTGACTTTTTCATACTGAACCGCATCCTTTTTTCTAGGACTAAAATAGCCGATTTTAGAAAGTAGCTGATTTTCTAATTCTTTTATATTTTTTTCCGAGTATTCTTCCATTACCCCCCACCCCCTTTAATTTTTTGTTAAAAATTTGGACAGTTGACCCCTCCCACCGGTTCCCAAAACCTTAAAAATACTGGATTTTTTTGACCGGGGGGTGTTATCATCCCCAAAATTCATCTGTTCTGAAATTTTTCTCAATCAGTTTTTTAGATTTTCGGAATTGAAAGCGTCCATGACGTTTATTGTGACATTCTTTGCATAGAGTTCGTAGGTTATCAAGCTCAAGAGCGAACTTTGGATAGAACTCTAGCTCTTTGATGTGGTCAACTTCTAGGTTCTCTGTTGTAACTTTGCCTTCTTCTCTGCACCAAACGCATTCGTAGTGATCGCGTTCAAGTGCAAGTTTGCGAAGTTCTCTCCATTCGCCGGAATTATAAAACTCTGTTCGGTCTGCTCTGGTTGAAACTTCAATCATTTGATTATTGATGTTGATGCTTTGAGCTCGAATTTGTTTAGCTTGTCAATACAATTGTTCAAGTGTGCGATTGCTTCACAACATTCTTTAGTTAACTCTTTTAATTCTGAGTCATTTTCAATTTTGACTCCAACCACAATTTTTCCTAATGGTTTTTGTTTAGTCGTTCTTTTATTAAAAAGTCTTTTAATAATACCTTTCATAACTATGTAAACTCCTTTGTTTTTACTCTCTCAATTCCTTGTTTTACATATTCTAATGAATTCGCTGCATGAGTTTTAACTCAGACTTATCAAGCGTTTATCTTACGTGCTTGAAATGAAATCATCATAACCTCAAAACAATGAATTGATAGTAAAATAAAAAAATTAAAAGCCTTGAAACTTAGTCATGGCTCTGTCTTGTGAATCTTGATTTTTTCCTATGTATCGTAATGAAATACTTTGGCTTGAGTGATTCAGTAGGTCCATTATCAGAGCGACATCTTTGGTTTGCTCGTACATGAATAAGCCAAATGTTTTTCTCATCGAATGAGTAGCTATGTTTTCTAGACCGACTTCTTCCGCAGCTCTTTTAATAATCTTGTAAGCTGTGTTAGGTTTTATATGCTGATGCTTTCCGTTTCGACTAGGAAAGAGGAAGTCTTCATCTTTCTTGTCTTTGATGTACTGTCGCATAGCGTTCTTGAATTTCTTTGGCATCTTTCGTTTGGTTGGCTTGTCTGTCTTTTCATCAACAATCTGGACATGCCAGCCTTTAACGTGCTTTACTTTCAGTTTAACAATGTCACCAATACGAAAACCCAGATTAACACCAGACAAGAAGAGCATGAGGTTACGTTGTCTATCTGACTCTTTGACTGCGCTATGCAACGTCAGCCATTCAATCATAAGCTGAACATCATCTCTATTTCTGATTGGTTCAACAACTACCACATATCCTCACCTCCTTTTTAGTGCACAAAAAAAGCAGAGGTTTCCTCTCTGCTTTTGTTCATGATACTAATTTACCACATTCTTTTTGTCAATTCTATATGTTTTTTTGACAACTTTACATAAAGAGCAAATTTGAAAGTGTA